CTGCACTCATTAAACACCGGGCACTACAGTCAACGACTGCAATCCCCGATTTGCCCCAGGATTTTCCTGGGTACGGATCCACGTGGACGGACGCCACGCAACTTCCACCACTTTGGTGTAAGCTCGTTCCATGGTTGGTACCAATCATGGAACGGGGAATAGAGGGTAAGTCAGACGCGACGCGTCTACTTCACCTTGTCACCAGTAGGAACTTTCCTGCTGGTGGCCGTTCAACTCGGAAAGAGTCTCTGAGAAAGCACTCAGAGACTCTGCACTCCCGACATGCTGTGTCCGCTTCGCGACAAGAAATTCTTGAGCGGCTTTCCTACCTAATAGGTAGGCAGACAATGGGATTCTGTACCAAGGCTGGTTATACCAGCTTGGGACATACATCAATGACGTCTAGCGCTTCACTAGACTCATCGGTGAATGAGGGTGGCAGAGCCTCCGAGGTCGGAATGAAATTCCGAGCTTGGAGTAATGCTTGCCCGGACCAGGACGTCTTAGAGGCGACCTGGTTCGGTAAGTCGTACTGGCTAAAAGCCGGTACGCCTCGCTGGCAGACCATGTGCAGGGATTCCCTGGACCATGAGCTGCACCATGAGGCCGGCGAAAGCGACGACCGCATGAACCTCGATTTTGATAACTTCAAACTCGAGGATCCGCTGTACGGATTGGACCATGTAACAGGCTATCAGCTGCTACAATGGGCCATCGAAGAGGGCCTAAAACAGAAAATTCTGTTAGGCTCCCCGTACCAAAGCGAAAACGACATTCTTCGAATGTCTGGCCGATGGCCGTCAATACGACCATCAGCTATTGGCGAACCCGGGGCAAAGTCCCGGGTTGTCACAGTGGGGGAAGACTGGCTGACAATGTTATTGCAGCCGTGGTCCCACCACGTGATAGGTGCGTTAAGAACTCACCCATCGGCAACCTCTGGTCTTACCAGAGGTTGGCAACTCTATGAGTGGGTGAAGAGGCAAGGAAGATCTTGCCCTCCACCTAAAGGCGATCGCTACTACTTAAGTAGCGATCTCTCGCAAGCCACAGATTTCTGTGTACACGAGTACTCCGAAGCAATGCTTCGAGGCCTTCATCGTGGCCTGAACCGGGACAGTGACCCGTATTTCAGGTTATGTTCTCAGCTGCTTTGCAGCCCGAGAATTTACGAGGGTGGGGAGATCAAAGAATTCTTTGATCAGCCCACCACCCGGGGTATCCTAATGGGAGATCCCGGGGCGAAGATAGTTCTAACTATGCACAACCTTTGTGCAGAGTTGGAAGCGCTACTTCGGCTATTC